TACCTATCCTACTTTTTTCATCAACCACAAATTTTCTCCGGGTCGGGACTCCTACCTTTATATCTGCAAAAAGGGGGTCTTGAGTCCTAACTTAACTGATATTTTTTCTTGTGTCTATTTCTTTTCTATATGTATACATATATGTGTATATGTGTTTGGGGGGGATAGGGTATCAATAAGGGGCTACGCGCTTCTAATAGGGGAAAAATTTTAAAAACCACTAGATATTGTGGTTTAGAAATTTAGATCGAAAACACTAGATATTGTGGTGGAAGATCTTGGATCCGAGCTGACAAATCACTAGATGTTGTGTTTTAGGATTTTAGAGAGTGACCACTAGATGTTGTGTCTTTTGTCGCGTGACCCAGGGACACTGGGTCACGGACAGGTTATTCAAGCGACAAGCGACAAGCGACAAGCAATTAAGATTGCTTGGCTTCCTTCTCTCCCTCCTTGATCAATCGCTCTAAGTTCTCATCCGAAAATATTTGATTGATCCTGAAGCTGGTGTACTCGTCAAAGAGTTTAAGTTCACTATCAGTAAAAGGTTCACCCCTTTCTTGTATGGCTTTGATATTCCTTCTTTTTCTTTCATGAACAATTTTATTAAACACTCTTTGCAAAGCTTCATCCGATAAAACCTCATCTGAAAGAATTACCTTTTCTATTATTTGTTCAGCATTGTTGCAAATGAAAGTCGCAACTGCTTCCTTAGAATTAGCTTTACTCATACTTCCTCCTTGGTTATTGGTATGTACTGCTTTGGTACCTCACAAGCCTTAAAGAATTTTCCAGAATCAAAGTTAGGATTATCTTCATAAAATAATTCACAAAGATTCCCAATTAATTTTGTAGTATCTAACCCGTCATGCTCGAAACTATGCGACCTACTTATAGCGTCTGCAATTTTTACATAATCTTTTTTACTCATCGTATTTACACTCCGTTTGATGAAATATAACCGAACACTTTTTACCACCTAAAAACGGGTCATAAGTTGCTCGATTTTCTTCAGGATTATAATTAGTATCAACTTCCCACATTTGGATTGGTTTGTTTCTGACTTGTTTGTAGAGCCACATTTGTATTGCTTTTTCGCAATCTTTCATAGTTCTACCCCAACATCTAGGCAAACCATCTTCAACAGTTCGTCCTACATATATTTTTATTTCTTTCATGTTTACTCCTCCTCTGTTGAGTTAAAGAACTCGGCCGTTGCCTTGTCCTCTCTAAAGTTTTTATTTGGCGTTCCGTTTAGATCAGAATAAAACTGAGCAATCGTTAACAACTCCGGATAGTCTTTTTTGACTATTTCAAGATTTCTACTATCGCAATGACAGAGTGCTGAAAAGATCATTTCGATAGCCTCGGCAAATCTTATTGCCCTGGTTTGTGCCATACCGTTGTCATACATGAAACGCCCAACTGAACTATTTTTCACTTCGTGGTAGTGGTGTTCATGGTTTTCTGAAAGACTGTAATATTGTGGGCGAACGTCCTTTTGTAAGTTCAACCACAATCCCTGTTTAGTATCTATTTTTATCATATTATTTCCTGTTAAATAATTAAAATTAAGAAACCCGACATCTTGTCGGTTAAGTTGATATTGGGTTTCTGTCCATGTGTTTATATTAGCAGCTTTATAGGATAACTCAAGAAATATCTTATTTATTTTTAATGGCTTGAATCAGCTAATTTTGTGTCAGCTTCCAACTATTAGCGACAAGACCAGGGACTAGCGACAAGCTTAGCGACAAGCTTAGCAACAAGGCCAGGGACTAGCGATACCCAACTCTTTTAAAGTTCTCTTTCTTGTTCATTTGCGAACACTTGATCATTTTCAGAATAAAAGACATTGGAACCCTCTCCGAACCTAACAATTTTTCTTTTATATAAAGATTCAACATCTAAAGCTTTTTTGCCCTCGCTAATCATAGCAAGCACTTCTTCTCTATCTTCGTAACTATCGCATTTGATAGTTATATTAAAAGTTTCTTTTTTCATGCTTTCTCCTTCTTAATTCTTCTTTGGCTTTCTCAAGTCTTTTATTATCTTCTTCGGTATTTAAAAAATTTGATATTGGCAAACTCAAAGCTTTAACCATGTTTTTAAGTTGCCAAGTTGGGACATCTTTCATGCTTCAACCTCTTCTAATTCTTTTAAGTATTCTTGTACAATTTCTTCGCCAATAATATAAGTGTACATATTCACGACTTTTTCTGGCTCTGATAAATCAGTAGAACAGTCTCCAAAATTATCTTGCTCATAATCTTTAATAAAATTAATTACATCAAATGCCATATCGCCTAGCCATTGTTTGGCTTGATATGTGCCAATGATATAATAGTCTTCATTAAAAGCGTAATGGTGCAAATCGTCTTTCCATTCATTAGGATAATTTTCTTCTAACCATTCTTTATTATCTTTAATGTAATCATTAAAATATTCTCTAATTTCTTCTTTTTTATAATCCATGTTTGCTCCTGTTTCAAAATATATCTTAGGATAGCACTTCTTATAAGATAACTCAAGAAATATCTTATTTATTTTCTACGGCCTGGATCAACCGGTCTTGCACCAGCTTCCAGCTATTAGCGACAAGATTATCAACAAGCAAAAAGTCAGTAACAAGCCCATTAGCGACAAGATTATCAACAAGCGCCGAGGGATATAAGTACAAGCAGGATTTTTTCGAGGGTCTTTGGACGAGGGACTTAACCAAGATAAAGCAAGGAGCATTTTTTCTAGTTTTATGAAAGGCAATTTGATGGGGAGAAATTTTTACTCGTTTACTTTTCGTTACTTTCAATTCGATAGTAAAAAGAACTCCATTCTCCGTAGTGCCAAGCAAGTCTGGTACACCTTGAGTTGCCCACGATTCAATCCTTAACCATTGTATTTTATTGACATTTTTCTTAAGTTGTTGATAAAAATTTTTTTCAGGAGTGCTTGCCATATATGGGAGATTTGCTATACTTATAAATAGGAGTAAGTTACATAGTAACTTATTAAATAAAAATAATAAATTAACAGGAAATTAATTATGAAAAAATCGCCTATGAGACTTAAAGATCGAGAGGTTTTAGTAAGTAAAATAGCAAGAGGAGTGGAGGCAGATAATTTAAAAGTTATCACCAAAGCAATCGAAAAAAACAAAGACTATAAAACAGCTAGAGGTTATCATCTGGACGTTCTACGATTGAAGGATAAGAAAAGCGAACTTATCCGTCAAATTCAAGAAAAGGAAGAAAAAATTAGAAACCTAGTTGAAAGAGTAAACAGAAAGTTGCCTATCGAACAAAATGATAAATATCACGGGTTTGAATTGGGCTTAAAATATTGCTGTAACCACTATGACCAATTTCAGGGCTTGAGCATAGTCAGTGAAATCGGTTGGCAGTTAAAAGACACTATAATGGAAGAAGTATCTTTGGCAACAATGGATAGTTATTGCCAAGAGGATATTCACGGCATTATAGAGAAACTTACAGCACAATTTTCAGGAGGTAAGTAATGGGTCAAATGAGTTGGATTCACCACGAACTAGAAGAAGCAGAGACCGAAATAAATGCTCTCACTTCTAGGGCATTTATTGGAGTTGAACATCATTGGACGGAGGATAAGGAATTTGTCCATGAATTAAAGGGGTTAGTCTCGCCAGAGACTTATACATTTGTAGTTGAGAAAGTAGAAGCCGATTGGCAGGAATTTCTTAGCGATCAATTAATTAAATATAAGGAGGGCTAAAAAATATTGGTGATGGTAGAAAGATGGGTTGTATACAGAACGCAGGAGAAGTAGCCCCCTGCACTTCTACCATCATCACTAAATTTTAAGAATAGATTATGAAAGAAAGAGATTACAGTTTACACACTCTTGAACAAGAGGTGATAAAAGATTTAGAGGATAACAAAGAAGAAATACTAGAGAATAACGGAGACAATTTACACGAAATTGTTGATAGCAATATCTCGGTTTACACATACGATCAAATAATGATTTATGCCAATAATTCTGAATTGTGGCACATGGAGTCCGGCTTAGGAGGAACGACTATACAAGAACAAATAGTAGATGTTATTTACGAACATTTATCTGGTGTTGCTCATGGGTGGTTATACGAAAAACAGCAAGAGTTGAAGGAGGAAGCATGAGTAAAGGTTGTTGCAATAAATGTGGCTATAAAGCAGATTATATTATTGATAATAATAATTATGCAGATAATGGCTATAAAAATTTAGAAGATATACCAATAATTAAAATGTTATGTGGTGTTTGTTATGAGGAGGAAGCATGAGTAACGAGCAACAAGTAATTAAAAAAGCCGAGTGGGAAAAATGGCACTTGGATTGTGCTTGGGAGACTGTGAAGCAACACGTCCTCAAAGCAGGTAAGCCAGAAGTCTATACCAAAAGCCACGAGCAGTTAGATAATGCCATAGATTTTATTGACAAGTTTATTCAAGAAAATACGGAGGAAACATGAGCCAACCAAAGCAAAAAGATTTAGATCAAATCGCAGAAGCATTAAATGACCGATATGGTTTGATAAAAGATAAACACGAAGATTATTTCTGTGATAACAATTTATACAATGTAATTATCCTAGATAACTATGTTCCAGATTGTCCTGCATGGTGTGGAGATATTGCACTTGTTGTTCATGGAGTATCTTGTTGCAAAGATATTCTTTACAGAATA